GGTTCAGAACAATCGTCTGACCCAAACACGATAGTTTTAGATAAAAAGGCCATGTAATCTAAGGATACGATAATTTCTTTTATTTATTAACCTAATCCATGTGTTCCGGAAGTTTGGAATGAATATACATCATGGATTCTTTAAATAACTAATGATAAAGATTGTTTTTCTATAATCATAGTAGCATCATCTCCGGATACGAAAGCTGTATAAGGTAATTTGCAGTCTTTCATTATATATTCTATATAAGATAATACCCTTAAAGTATTTCCCCATGTTGTTCTAGTAGGATGACCTGAGTAAACTGTACCTCTTACTTCTCCTGATAACTCAATCTTTTTAGTTACCTTATTCAACATTATAAAAGGGGTTACTGTATCAGTTAATGATCTTAAAACTTCATCCTTCATATCTAAAGGTAAATCTAGTTTTTCAGACATTATAGGAAACATGGTATTAAAAACTCCTTTTATAACTGATACATCTACAGCTTTAATAATATCTTCATGTTAGTTTCTATCATGAGAAGAACCATCCCATGATACGAAGATAGGATCTGTATGTTTTGCGTAAGCATTAAAAAGTTTATTTTACAGATCTCCGGTATTTAAAGCATGTACAAATCCGGGTAATACCTGTTTAGTAGCTCTGATAATTAAATAGTTAAAGAAACCTCCTATAACCTTTAATTCGGTTGATGGATTAAATAAATTTCGAGGTCTTTAATCTATGTCATCTGGAGATGAAACATTAGTTATTTCACCAGTTTTTACTAAAACTTCCAGGATTGAAGGTATTTTCTTGGTTATTTTTGCTTATTCTAACCCTTTACGATATCTCTCTCTTTTTGACTCTTCGAATGAAGATAAATATGAATCAAGAGATGTATCAAAATCTAATTATGCCTAATAGATGATTCCTTCGATTATTTTTGGTAAGAAAGTATTTTATAAAAATAAAGTATAATCGTTCATCATCTCAGGGTTAGGATGTAATCGCCCTCCTCCATGTCGACCCAATATAGTATAATATTGATTTATAATACAAGACTCATGAGCTACACTTTTATATAGACCTTTTTGGTCTTCAAACTATATACCTGATCTAGTGTAGTCATTAATGACATGTTTATTACAGTTACATTATTTTAAGAGATTAGTATATAGATTATGATCTATACTTTGAGCAGAATATTTTAATGTAACAGGGCTTTTTCCTGGAATTAAGCAGTCTTTATAAAATCTAGCAGCTGGGACATGAAATCGGTATAATTTTTGATGTTCTTATTTTCTGCCCCATTATTGTTCGAATGTTTCCAGCTCTTAATCCAATAATGAGTGATCTATTTCGCCAGCGAACTAAAATAATTAATGGAATTAAGATTTTTATGAAACAGCTCTTCAAT